GCCGGTTGGCAGTTTTTCGATAACCTCGGGACACCGCTGGCTGGTGGGCTGCTGTACACGTACACAGCGGGAACCACGACGCCACAAGCGACGTATACCAGCGCAGCGGGAACCATTGCCAACACAAATCCGATTGTGCTGGATGCCGCAGGGCGCACCGCCAATCAGACGTGGCTGACCACGGGTGGCGCTTATAAGTTTGTGCTTCAGACCAGCGCAGCGGTCACCATTGGCACTTACGACAACATCAGCGGCATCAATGATTTAACCGGCTCATTAACTTCTGTTTCTGTTGTTTCTGCCAATGGATTTGCTGGTACGGTAGCAAACCCCACAACAATACCGGCAATTACTCTGTCAACCACCGTGACAGGACTGCTTAAAGGCAATGGAACCGCAATCAGCGCGGCTACCGCAAACACAGACTACCAATCGCCAATTACTCTGACCACAACTGGAACTTCCGGCGCAGCGACGTTTACTTCAAACACACTTAACATTCCACAATATTCTAGTGGTGGCGGAAGTGGGTTGACTTTGTTATCAACAACGCCTTTAACAAATGGACTATCAACCATTTCAATTACAGATCTTGCAAGTAGCAAATATTTTGTAGTAGCAATAAATTTTTGGGATGTTTCTCCCAGTATACCAGGAGGCGATCTTGCATATCTTAATATTGCCCTTAGCTCTAACAATGGATCAACTTATGGATCAACCGCTACTGTGGACAGCATAAATAATTCCGGCGGTTCTAGTATATTATATATTTATCTCACAAATATTTCTGGCGTTTCAAAAATTTATTTTGGAAGCTCATCGGCTGCTGAGGCAATGCAATACACAAGCGTTACTGGGATAATAAATGCAATTCAATTTACCTTGACAGCAGGGTATACTTATACAAGCTCTGGAAATTTATACATTTACGGAATGAATTAAAATGTCACGTCCTTTAGTTCAAACTTACAACGCCAGCACTGGCGAAAGCATTGTTCGTGAAATGAACGATGAGGAATTTGTTGTTTGGCAAGCGGGTCAAGCTGACCGTGATACGCAGCAAGCCAATGGCATTCGAAAAGAACGTGATCAGAAACTTGCTGAATCTGACTGGCGGGTTATCAAATCTCTAGAAAGCAATCAACCTCAAGATTTTCAATGGGCGTCTTACCGCCAAGCCTTGCGTGATGTGCCGTCACAAGCAGGGTTTCCGTGGTCGGTAGTTTGGCCTCAATCACCTGTTCCTAATTCATGACAGCTCCGATTGAAATTATCTCGCGGTCCCTGAAAGACATCGGGGCGCTCGAGGCCGGCGAAACGCCGACGTCTGACGCAGCGCAAGACGCATTCGATATGTTGAACGACATATTGGATCAGTGGTCAAACGAACGGATGATGATCAGCTACCAGACCGAGATCATCTTCCCAACGGCCACCAACCAGGTTCAGTACACGATTGGACCAGGCGGTCAAGTTGGTGCGGTATTTACCGGCAGCATCTCCGGCACGACGCTAACCGTCACGGCTTTGACCAGCGGTTCGGTGCAGCTCGGGCAAACGCTGGTTGGGTCTGGCATCGCATCTGGCACGACTATTGTGCAATTCAATACTGGCGCTGGCGGCAACGTCAACGAGCTTGGCACATACACTGTCAGTACAAGCCAAACGGTTGCCAGCACGACAATCACGGCCAGCTATCAGCGTCCAGTCAGCATCAACAGCGCTTTTGTGCGCGTGATCAATCAATCTGGTGGCGGTGGTCAGTCGCAAAACCAGCTTGACTATCCTGTGGCGTGCATTGGGCTGGATCAGTATGAGCTCATCGGGTTGAAAAGTCTCAACGGTCCCTGGCCGAAGGCGCTTTACTACCAGCCGGCAGAGCTGCTTGGGACAATCTATCTTTGGCCAGCTCCGGCGCAGGGCGAGATGCACGTTTTTGCCGACACGATGTTCCGGCGATACGGCAATCTGTACGAGTCAATTGCTCTGCCGCAGGGCTATCTGATGGCTCTGCGTTGGTGTTTGGCCGAGCGCCTGTGTCCAATGTACGGCAAAAATTCTACAACTCAGCTTGCGTTAATTAACGCTTATGCAGCGCAAGCGAAAGCCACGCTCAAGCGCACCAATATGAGACCGAGCCTGACGGCACAATTCCCTGACGTTCTATTTAGCGGAAAAGCCAAAGATGCGTCTTGGATCTTGACCGGCGGGTTTGTCTAATGGCCGACTTCGGCTTTGTTGGGGCGTCTTACGAAGCTCCCACAATCTATCAGGATGCGCAAGAGTGCATCAATTGGTATCCTGAGATTGACATTGTAAAGCCCGAGGGATCACGGGGCGTTGTAGCGCTGCTGCCGACTCCGGGTTATCGCACCATTGTCACGCTGCCAAACGGTCCCGTGCGTGGGATGAGGACGATGACACCGTTTGGTCAGATGATCGCGGTGGCTGCAAACAAGGTTTATTTGATTCAGGCTAATTGGTCATTTACAGAGGTAGGAACGCTCACAACGTCATCTGGACCCGTGAGTATCACCGAGACTCAAACGACCGATGACGGGGCTAACAATGGCACTGTGGCTTATATTGCCGATGGTGTTGCGCGGTATTTCTATAATCTGACAACCGCGACGTTTGCCCAGCTAACAAGCGACGGGTTGTGGGCTGGTGCAACTGTTGTCGATTATGTCAACGGCTACGTGGTTTACAACAAACCCGACAGTCAACTGTTTACAGCGACGGACGCAGGGTCTGTGTACAACACAGGCGGTTTGTTTGGGCGCAAGGACGGTGGATCTGACAATCTTGTTTCGCTATTTGTTGATCATCAGCAGTTGTTCTTGTTTGGTGAGTTTACGACTGAGGTTTGGACTGAATCACCACCACCAGACCCGACCATTGCAACTTTCCCGTTTACGCCAATCAGCGGTACGTTTATCCAGCACGGCATCAATGCACCGTTTTCAGTCGCTCGTTGGGCTGAGACGTTCATGTTTGTTACCCGAGATCTACTTGGTCACGCAACGATTGGGACGATCACTGGATACCAGTTTGTCCGGCTGTCGACGCACGCTGTTGAGAACTCGCTGATTGGCTTTGACGTCTCTGATGCTATTGCCTACTCGATGCAGATCACGGGTCATGAGTGGTACATCGTCACTTTCCCGCAAGCCAATCTAACTTGGGTCTACGATTCGACGACTAAGCTGTGGTTTAAGTGGCTAAGCCTAGATTCTTATAGCAACTTCCAGCGTAATCGCGGTAACTGTGCGACGTTTTTTAACACGTACAACTTGGTCGGAGATTACGAGAACGGCAAGATTTACATTGTAGACACAGACGTCTACACCGAAGCTGGCAACCCGATCCGGAGATTGCGTCGAACTCCCCACATTGTTTCTGACTTTCAAAGGCAGTATTTTGAGGAGCTGCAAATCCAGTTTCAGCCTGGCGTTGGGTTGAGTACCGGGCAAGGGCAGGACCCTCAAGCAATGTTGCGCTGGTCAAATGATGGTGGCTCTACGTACTCAAACGAGCATTGGACCAGCATCGGCAAGATTGGCAAGTATCAGAATCGAGCAATCTGGCGCCGGCTCGGCACAGCTCGAGATCGTGTCTGGGAGGTGTCTATCAGCGATCCGGTCAAAGCCGCAATTGTTTCTGCTAATCTCAAGGCCAGCGCGGGTGATAACTGATGGCAACGTCATATTCATATCTACGTTATCCACAATCACCGTTTTTAGATCCGATCACCAAAAGACCGGCTCGTGAGTGGTTGATCTGGTTGCAAAACCCTAACGTCTCAACGATCACTGTCGGCACTGGGGTTGTAAATACTGTTTCTGGCGGCACGACCGGATTGACTCCGGCAACGGCAACGCAGGGTGCAGTAACGCTTGGCGGCAAGCTCAACGTCGCATCAGGGGGCACGGGCGCCAATACATTGACCGGCTACGTGAAGGGTGCTGGCACAACGCCGCTCACGGCCAGCGCAACAATACCGTCGACTGACGTATCTGGGTTGGGGACGATGGCAGCGCAGAATGCTGCAAGCGTTGCTATCACGGGTGGTTCGGTTGCCGGTACGTCAGTCAGCGCAACCACGCTCACGACGTCTAGCACGGTGACGGTCAATAATCTGGCAGCAGCCGGAACTCATACAGTTATTGCAAAATGGCTACCAGTTGTGGCTGACGGTACAACCTATTATTTGCCGCTGTATACTTAATGAAAGTCGATGATTTTGTAAAGCAGATTGCTGGGCGATTTGATGCCGATCCGCAAGTGGAGCATCATTTCTCAGGCGGCGTCTATGCAAAGCAGATGTTTATCCCGAAGGGATACGTTGCTGCAACCCATAAACACGTTTATTCTCATTTGAGTATACTGGCATCGGGTCAGGTCATTGTTTCGACTGATGATTCCGTCGAAAGTTACAACGCTCCAGCGTGCATTGAGATTAAAGCTGGCACGCACCACAAGATTGAAGCGTTGCAGGATTGCGTATGGTTTTGCATCCATGCAACAGATGAAACAGACGAAGATGCAATTGATGCTGTGTTGATCAGCAAAGGAACGTAATCATGCCATTTACCGCTTTGGCCATTGGTGGGGCCGCTCTACTCGGAGCCAGCGCATCACGCAGCGCGGCAAATAAGCAGGTTGCCGCAACAGATCGCGCAATAGATCTTCAGCGCGAGCAATTCAACCTTATTAACGAGCAACAGGGTCCGTATCGTGGTTATGGTTACACGGCACTTAATGAACTTGGTAATTTACTTGGTGCTCAAACACCGGTATATGATGCGCAAGGCAAGCCTGTTTTGGACGCCAGCGGTAAGCAAGTCATGCAACAAGGCTCTGGATACTTGACTCGACAGTTTGGCGCTGAGGATCTCAAGACGAACTTGGCTCCAAATTACGAGTTCATGCTCAAAGAAGGGATGCGCGCAGCTCGTCAGCGTCTAAATGCTGGCGGTAGTGGTGGTAGTGACATTGACCGGGGAATCACGAGGTTTGCCGAGGATTACGCCGGTAACGCCTATCAAAGAGCATTCGAGAACTTTTCAAACCAGCGCAAGGATATTTACAACACGCTGGCCGGAATTGCTGGAATTGGCCAAACAGGGCAAACAGCAACTAATACTGCGGCAACTAACTACGGGACCAATGCAGCTAACCTAATAACCAGCGGGGGCGCAGCCTCGGCAGCAGGTACGGTTGGGGCGGCAAACGCTTTTGGTGGCGCACTGAACACGTATGGCGGCATGAATTATCTAAACAACTTAACAAGAACCCCTGCGCCTATTCAGACGGGGCCAACATCTCCACCATTGCAAGGCTCTTTCGTTCCGGTTATTGGATAAATCATGCCAATCGATCCAAACATATCACTTGGCGTCAAGCCTGTAGATTTTCTTGGCTCTGCCGGAAATTATTTAAACCTGGCTCGAGGCGTGCAAGCGCTTCAGCAAGAACAGGCGATGAACCCGATCCAGCAGGAAAAGGCTCGGATTGAGCTTGGCATTTTGAGTGGCACGCAAGGCGCAACAATTGCTCAACGACAAGCAGAAAGCGGTCAAGCAATTACTGCTGAACAAGTTGCTCGGTTCAACCAAGCCGGCAGCATTGAAGAACGCCTGAAAGCAAACTTTGCACCGCTAGCTCAGAAACGGTCATTTCAAAATGTTACTGCTAATCCGAAGGCGGCGATTAAAGACGTGATGGCTGCTAAACAACGCGCTATCGCTGCTGGCGTTCCTGAAGATTCTGCGGAGTTTTTTGCTGCATCAATTTATTCCAAGATTGCGGAAGCTCAGAGTTTAGGTGATCAAACGCCAGTCAACGAGTGGATGTTTCGCAATTTGATGTCATCTCAAACTCCTGGCGCGCTACAGCAATTGACGGCTCCGGCTGGCACTCCACAGGTTACCTTTGGCGGGGTTCCTGGTAGCGTTGTGGCGACTCCAAGGGGTGCTCAGTTTGTGCCAACGCTTATTACGCCACCTCAGCCTATGCCAGCTCAACAGATGCCGCAGAAAGGCGTGCAAACGGGTGGCGCGCCATTGTCAACGGGCATTCAGGCACGTGATTTGAATCTTGACTTGTCTGAGACAGCACCGGCTGACAAGCGGGGACCAGGCATTCCGTTGATGCAACCGCAAGCAGCAGCTCCGGCGCAGCCACAGGGCGTTACTGCTGAAATGATGTCGGCCCGACCAGCAGGTGCGGCTGGCGCAATGACCATGCCGGCGTTGCGTTATCCCGTTCGGACGCCTGGTCAAGCGTTCTTGCCGGCGCAAGGCGAAGAAGCAGATCGGGCAACAGGACAAAAATACGTTGGCGATTTGGTGGCAATGCAACCGGCGATGAGCACAGCTCGGCGCAGCATTGAGGAAGTTATCGACAAAGCCAACAAGATCCAGCAGCAATCGTATTTCCAAGCCGGCGGTCCTGGTGCTATGGAACGTAACGTGCGCGCGTTCTTTGGTAGCGAAGATTACAAACAACTGTCAAAAGATTTGGCCAACGTCCAGATTGGGATGATTCAATCTAAAGGCGGTTCGCTGGATACCGTCTCAGGACAGGCTCTTGCCAGACACGCCAATGGTGACGAGACCTATCCTCCAAACGTGCTTAAGTCTATTGCCAGACGGTCCTACGCTGACGTGCTTGCGACCGAGCTGGAAGGCAGAGCGGCGGCGAACTTCGCACATAATTTTGGCGACGCAAACCACAATGCTTTCAAGCAAGTGTGGTCCAAGAATGCTGACTCTCGCATCTTTGAAATCATGGCTCTGCCGAAACTAATCCAAGACAAAGCAGAGCGCATCAAAGTGGCAAACGAGATTTTGAAGAATGCCACGCCGAAAGAGCGCGAAGAATTCAACCGAAAATATCAAAACATTCTGCGTCTTGAGCAAATTGGATCGCTGTAATGGATGAAGTCTCAGAGCTGATTCTTGGAAGTCCATCCAAGACCGTTGTCACCGACGCTCACATGGATGCGTTGCGCGAGATTGAGAGCAGCAACAATCCCAAAGCAGTCAATCCCAAGTCTGGAGCGATGGGTGCGTATCAATTTATGCCCAGTACTGTTTCGTCCTACGCTGCTAAGGGCGTCAAGTTCGATCCGTTCAACGAACCACAATCTCGAGAAGTTGCTCGGCAACACTTGCAAGACTTTGTTGACAAGAACGGAGGCGATCTTAACAAGGGTCTAGCTGCGTATAGCGGCCATATCACCAAAGATCCGACCAATTACATTAACAAATTTAACGCTGCGTTAGCTCGGCAAGCCAAGGCACCGACTGACGAGATTAGCTCGTTGATTCTTGGTACAGAGAAAGCCGAAGAACCAGCTAAACCAGCACCGCCAAAACTGTCAGAGCTGTCACCGTTTGGATCTTTGGGCGTCCCAGAGGGGGACTTGGTACGCAAGGCAATGAAAAAGTACCTTGCGCCAAAACCTGCTGAAACGGCTCCAGCGGCGACTCCAGCTCAGATCCCTACCACAACAGTTGCACCGCAGCCAGCGGCGCCTAAGACGGAGTATAAGGTCGGCTCAATGGCCGATCTTGGGAAAGGCATCGTCTCTATGGCTGACGTTGCTGCTGGTGGTCTTACTGGTCTTGTTGGTCAGGGAAGCTATGCGATACAGCGTGCGATGGGCGTTCCTGCTGCCGAGGCTCAGAAGTCTGTCCAAGAGTTTGTTGAGAAGCGCACAGATCCATTTGGCCGTGCTTTGGGTATCAGCGAAGATCCGGCTTACAAAGCCGAGTTTACTAGACGTGCAGCCAGCTATATTGGCGAAAATGTTGTCAATCCAATAATTCAAACGGTTGCTCAAAAAACCGGCATCCCGGTTGGCGACGTTGAAAACATGGTTGGTTCGATTAGCTTGTTGCCGATCCCTGGAGCAAGCAGAGCTGTGCAAGCTGGTGGTCGAGCTGCCTACGGGGCCGAGCAAGCGTTGCGCGATCAGTTCGCAGCTAAGGCACCACCACCAAGGGTTGAGCCTGGCATCGGCGCACCAGCTCCGGCAGCAGGTCAGCCAAAGCCACGGATTGCCTATGCTGATTTGCAAGCTCAGCTCGCGGAGAAAAAGGCGGCGAAAGAGCAAGCGTTCCAAGAACTTGCTAACGCTCCGAGTTTAAGAGAAGCGCAAGCCAGAGCAGCGAAACAAGCGCAAGCACAGGCGCAAGCACAACGAGCTGGTGCTACTGCTACACCAGGCAGCGTTGGTGCAGCGGCTGTTGACACGCCACGTATGCGCGTTGAGCGGGCGGCAAGCCTACCAATTCCAATTGCCTTGCATCGAGCGCAAGCAACTCGAAACCCGACTGACGTTAAGTATGTTTCTGTTGCCGCTAAAACCCCACACTTGGCCGAGCAGGTGTTTGAGCGTAATGCTGAGCAAAATGCTCAGGTCCAGCAAAATATGCAAGCTGGAATTGAAGGGACGGGAACCCAATCTCAAGGCGTTTCACCAACCGACTTTGGACAGCGGATCAAAAATTACGTGCAAGACATCAAAGATGCTCGCATGGCAGACATTCGCAATCAGTACGCAGCGGCAGAATCGGCAGGTGAGTTGGCACAACCAGTTTCCTACCAGCCGGTGCTTGACTTTATCAACAAGTCAACGGCCAATCGTCCAACTCGCAAATCTCAAAATCCGTTGTACGGGATCATTGAGGAAGAATTTGCAGCCAACGATCCAAGCGGCACTCGGTCAATTGGCGTGCGCCAGCTCGAGGACATTCGGCAGCTCATCAATGATGAGACGGATTGGACAGATAAGCGTCAAGCTGCGCTGTCAACCAAGACCAAGCGACTGATTGACAGTATCACCGAAAACGCTGGTGGCGATATTTATAGACAAGCCAGGCGGCAACGAGCGCAGTGGTCTAACGATTTTGAAAATCAAAGCACGGTCCGATCAATCAATCAGATTAAAAAAGGAACGACCGATCAGGCTATTCCTACAGAAAAAATCTTTGATCAGATTTTCCTTGGGAAGTCTGGCGACCAGGTACGCAGGGTTTTTGATCTGCTAGACAATTCTGGTCCTGATGGTCAGCAGTTGGTGCGAGACATCAAAGGTCGATTTGGCGAGCATATTTTAGAAAACACAACCAAATCAGCGCAGCTTGACACCAAGGGTCGGCGCTATGTGTCGACGGCAGAACTAAACAAGCTGGTAACCAATCTGGATAAGAGTGGCAAGTTGGATTTGGTCTTTGGTCCTGAGTGGGCCAACCATTACCGCACGCTCAACGACGTTGTTGCAGAGATTCAAACCATTCCCAAAGAAATTGTGAGTACGTCCGGCAGCGGTGAGACTGTCTTGGGTGCGTTGGGAAGCGCTGGCGTAGAGCTTGCTGGTCGCGCATTGGCTGATGAACCTGGACTTGGTTTGGCTACTTACGTTGGTGGCAAAATGGTGAAAGCTGGAATGGAAAACCGTAAAATAAAGCGTGAACAAACCAAGCTCAAAGATTTCTTGAATTACAAACCGTGAGTTGATCATGTCAGATATTGATCCCGTCAAATATGGTCAGCTAATCGCCAAGGTCGATTTGCTGGAAAAGCAGGTTGCCGATATGCAAGCCGACATCAAGAAACTATTGGAGCTTGCTAATCAAAGCAAGGGTGGCTTTTGGTTTGGAATGGCGGTCATCAGCGGCATCAGCACCGCTGCCGGCTGGGTCATCAGCCACTGGTCCAAATGATCGGCTTAGAGGCGAT